GTTCGAATTCTTCATATTCGAATGTTGCAACTGGATCAAATACAAGTTATAACGATGTAGCAGCGTAGGAGAATTTTTTATGGCATCAACATACACACCTTTAGGTGTAGAACTTCAAGCAACTGGTGAAAATGCCGGTACATGGGGAACAAAAACAAATACTAATTTAAGTATTATTGAACAGATAACTGGAGGTTATACAACTCAAGCAGTAACTGATGGTTCAGATACAGCTCTTTCAGTATCTGATGGATCTACTGGTGCAACTCTTGCACACAGAGTTATAGAATTTACAGGATCACTTACAGCATCTAGAAATGTTACAATACCTTTAGATGTACAAAATTTTTACATTTTAAAAAATGCAACTTCTGGATCTCAGAATGTAGTATTCAAATATACTAGTGGTACAGGAACAAGTGCTACAGTTCCTAATGGAAAAACTGTAATTGCATATGCAAAAGCAGATGATGGCACTAATCCAAATATTACATTACAAGAGTTTGGAGGAGATGTTGTAGATGATACATCACCACAATTAGGTGGTAATTTAGATACTAACTCTTTTATGATAGATTTCGATGATGCCCATGGTATCAGAGATGAAAATGCAAATGAACAATTAATTTTTGAAACAACTGGATCTGCAGTAAATCACATTGATGTTACAAACGCTGCAACTGGATCTGGTCCACAGATTGGTGCAGTTGGTGATGATACCAATATTAGTTTAAAATTAAGACCAAAAGCTACTGGTAATATTGAAGTTATGGGTGCTACAAACCCAGGTTCAATTCAGCTCAATTGTGAATCTAATTCGCATGGAATTAAGCTTACATCGCCCCCACATAGTAGTGCACAATCGTATGAAATGAAGTTTCCAACATCAAATATAACAGCAGGAACGTTTTTAAAGGTAGATAGTATAACAGGATCAGGGACTACAGCAGTTGGTCAATTAACCTTTGATTCTTCACCAGCAACAACAGGAAAAGCTATTGCAATGGCGATCGTTTTCGGTTAAAAGGAGTAAATTATGGCAAACCCAAATATAGTATCAGTAACAAGTATTAAAGGTGAATCGGTAGGATTCGCTTTATCAGCTACTACAACTACAACTTTAATGACAGTATCATCTGACAAAGTTGTAAAAGTAAATAGAATTACATGTGCAAACGTTGATGGAACGAATGCAGCAGATTTAACTGTGTCAATTACAAAATCAAACTTTACACCAGATGGTGTAGCAAACTTTGATACATCTGGAACTTTCCATTTAGCAAAAACAGTATCGGTACCAGCTGATGCAACGTTAGTTGTACTTGATACTCCAATATATTTAATGGAAGGTGATGTACTAAAAGGTGGAGCAGGTGCAGCCTCTGATCTAGAATTATTCGTATCATATGAATCGATAGACGACGCATAGGAGGTTTAAATTATGGCTGGCAATGGCGGAATAATTGGACCCCCAAATACAGTGCAAGCAGCACAATGTCTTTCGGCAAAAAAAACAACATTTACATCATCAGGAACTTTTACAGCGCAAGCAACTGCTAGTGTAGATTATTTAGTAGTAGGTGGTGGTGGTGCTGGAGGTGGAGATGCAGGTGGTGGCGGTGGTGCTGGAGGTTATAGAGCTTCTGGATGTTTTACACCAAGTCCAACAAGAGGATCTGCAGTTCCTGTTGTATCAGGTGCTTCTTATGACGTTACAGTTGGCGGTGGTGGTGCAGGTAGCGGTGGCGGTGGTGCTTCGGGCGCTAATTCAGTTTTTAATTACGAAGGTTGTGCAACTATTACCTCTGCAGGTGGTGGTGGCGCTGCATCTAATCAAGGAGGTGGTGGTGTAGCAGGGACTGCAGGTGGTTCAGGTGGTGGTGCAGCATCTTCACCAGGGTCTGCAGGTACTGGAGGTGCTGGAAATACTCCTCCAACAAGTCCATCTCAAGGTTCTGCTGGCGGAAATGGTGTATCAGGAACAGGAAACGCTGGAGGTGGTGGCGGTGGAGCTAGTGCCGTTGGAGGAAATGGACAATTATCTCCAAGAACAGGTGGAGTAGGTGGAAATGGTATAGCAAATACAATTTCAGGTTCTCCTGTCACTTACGCTGGTGGTGGCGGTGGTGGAGGTATTGAAGGAGCACCTAGTGCAGGTGGTTCAGGTGGTGGCGGAGCAAGTGGAGACAATAGCTCCGCTGGAGCTGCTGGAAGCAATAATACTGGTGGTGGAGGTGGAGGTGGTTCTGGTTTTTCTCCAAACACTGGTGGTGCAGGTGGACCAGGTATTGTAATTATTAATGAACCTGCAGTTTCAATTCCAAAAAGTGCACCAGGTATTTGGTCAATGAATACAGTATATGATTTCGTAAAAGATAATAATTGGATTACAAGAACAGCAACAGTAGATTATTTAGTAGTAGCAGGTGGTGGAACAGGTGGTTCATTCAGAGGTGGTGGTGGAGGTGCAGGAGGTTATCGTGCATCAGGTTATGGCCCAAGTCCAACACAAGGAACAGCCTTAGAATTAAGTTTTGGAAGTTATACAGTAACAGTTGGAGGTGGTGGTTCTGGTGTTCAAGGTATTAATCCTACAGATTCAGGTGCACCAAAAGGTAATTCTGGAACTAATTCAAGTTTTTCAACAATAACATCATGTGGTGGAGGTTCTGGTGGAGCACAACAAACTCATGCTCCTTCAACTCCTACTTGTCAAATGCCTGGAGAACCAGGTGGATCAGGTGGTGGTGCTGCAAGATGTAGTGGCGCATCAGGTGGAACAGGTGTATCTGGTCAAGGAAACCCAGGTGCTAATGGTGCTGCTGCAAGTGGAGGTTATAATTTAGGTGGTGGTGGAGGTGGAGCTGGCGCTGCCGGTTCTCAAGGTTCACCTGATGGTGGTGGAGCTCCAGGATCAGGAGGAGCAGGTGGTGTAGGATTACCAAATTCAATTTTAGGACCAGCAACATTTTATGCAGGTGGTGGTGGAGGTGGAGCAGAAAATCCAGTTGGAGATACTCCAGGAGCTGGTGGTAATGGTGGTGGTGGAGCAGGTGGTTCAGGTGCCGCTGGTAGTGGTGTTTCAGGAACAGTTAACACTGGTGGTGGTGGAGGTGGTGCTCAAGGTACACCAAGTAGTGTTGGAACAGGTGGTTCAGGAGGTTCAGGTATTGTTGTTGTAAGAGTGCCTTCTGAGTTTGCTTTATCCGGTACACCAGGTCCTGCATTTACAGGATCAACACATCCAGGAGGAGATAAGATAGGTAAATTTACAGCATCTGGAACGTTGACAATATCACAAGCATAGAATATAAATATAATTTTTAAGGAGAATAACATGGCACATTTCGCAGAATTAAAAGCAATGACAGATCCAACAGGATTTACGTCAGATGCACATCAAGTAGTACAAAGAGTTGTTGTGGTTGCAAATGACGAAGTACCATCTGATATGCATGTTGATGGAGAAACATGGTGTATTAATTTTTTTAAAGGTGGTATTTGGAAACAAACTTCTTACAACCATAATTTTAGAAAACAATACGCAGGAATAGGAATGATATATGATCCTGTAAAAGATAAATTTTTAGCACAACAACCTTACGCTTCATGGTCATTAGATGATAATGATGATTGGCAAGCACCAATAACTCATCCAACAATTACGGAAGAAGGTGATGTTCAATATAGAATTTCATGGAACGAAACAAAATATCAAGCTGACAACACACAAGGTTGGGAAGCAATTAAATCAAACGACGAATCGGAAACACCTACCAAGTATAATTGGAATGGCACAGCTTGGGTGTCCGAATAGGAGGACACTAAATGCCTAGAGGCAGCGGTAATCAAAACGGTGGTGTAATTGGAAAAACGAATACAACTTCGTTTGGAAAATGCACAACTACAACTAAAACATCAAACACACCTAGTATAGTTACAACTCAACCAGGGACAAGATTAGTACAAGCAACGATTGTTGCTGGTGGTGGAGGTGGTGGATCTGACAGAGGTGGTGGAGGTGGTGCTGGAGGAATGATTTGTCAAGAAATTCCTACTTCAGGAAATACTGCTTTAGGAGCAGTAGTAGTTGGTGCTGGTGGGGCTTTTGGAAAATATAATGTTGATCAAGGTGATGAAGGATCAAATTCAAGTTTAGTAGTTTGTGGAACAACTTACACTGCAACAGGTGGTGGAGGTGGAGGTTCAGGAGCAACAGCTCCAAATCAACCTCCGGGATCTATTACAGCAGGACAAGACGGAGGTTCTGGTGGTGGAGGATCAAATGCAACTCCGAAAGCTGGAGGATCTGGAACTACATGTCAAGGAAATGCTGGTGGTGCTGGACTACCTTGTGCTGGTGCTGGTGGTGGCGGTGGAGCCGGAGCTGCAGGAAGCACTGCGCCTTCTGGTACAGTAGGCGGAGCTGGTGGAGCTGGAAAAGTATCTGGAGCAACAGGGTGTACGTATGCTGGTGGTGGAGGTGGTGGAGCTTCTGGAACTGCCGGAGCAGGTGGTTCAGGTGGTGGTGGAGCTGGTTCACAAGGAGATGGTGGAGCTAAAGCAACAGCAGGAACTGCAAACACTGGCGGTGGTGGTGGCGGTGGAACAGGAGCAAATTGTTGTAGTGGAAATAATGGTGGATCCGGAATTGTAGCAGTAAAAGAATTAAATAAAGCAAGTGGTGTGTGGTCACTACAAAGTCAAATGATAGCCAAGACACAAGGATTATGGCCAACATTTATTCCTAGTCTTACAGTAGATTATTTAGTAGTAGCTGGTGGTGGATCAGGTGCTAGAGCTGGAGCTGGCGGTGGAGCTGGTGGTTATAGAACATCTTTTCCAGGAGGCACACAAATAACTTTAGGTGCAGGAACTACAAATATTACAGTCGGTGCTGGTGGAGCAGGACAAACTAATGGAACTGGAGAAGCAGCTACAGCAATGGGAAACAAAGGTAGTAATTCAGTATTTAATGTTTGTGGATCAACAGAAAGCACAGATAAAATTACTTCTGCCGGTGGTGGTGGAGGTGTATCAAGAGGTGGCGCTGGAGGTTTAGGTAATAAAGACGGTGGTTCAGGTGGTGGAGCAAATAATGATGGTCCTAAAGCAGTTGGTTTAGGTAACCAACCCCCAGTTAGTCCTCCACAAGGAAATAATGGTGGTGCAGCAGGTGCAAACCCTGCAGGTTACGACAGATCAGGTGGTGGTGGAGGTGCTGGTGGAGTAGGTGGAGCAGGTACTTCTGGAACAGCTAGTGGTGGAGGTGGTGTTGGAGCACCAAATAGTATTACAGGTTCAGCGGTTAGTTATGCTGGCGGAGGTGGTGGTGGAACTGGTGGTGGAAATGGTCCAACTCCAGGACCGGCAAGTCCATGTGGAACAGGAACTCAGGGAATTCCTGGTTGTGATGCAAATTGTCAACCTAATGCTACTGCAAATCGAGGTGGTGGAAGTGGTGGGGGTTCAGCAGCTACAGGACCTAGTTCTGGTGGAAGTGGAAATGGTGGTTCCGGTGTAGTAATACTTAGATATGCTACAGCGTCTGCACCATCTAGTGTAACAATTGCACCAGGTTCAAATACATTAACACCAGCCCCAGGTTGTGCAACAGTTGCTACGTTTACAGTTTCTGGCACATTGACAATAGCATAGATAATGTTATATTAAGTTCATAAAGACATATGAACCTAACAAATTATTATTGGTATTTTCAATCAGCAATTCCTCCTAGAATTTGTGATGACATTGTAAAATATGGTCAACAATTACAAGATCAAATGGCAATTACTGGCGGTTATGGTGATAAAAAATTAAATCAAAAACAAATTAAAGATTTAAAAAAGAAAAGAGATTCTAACATTGTTTGGATGAGTGACAGATGGGTGTATAAAGAAATACAACCTTATGTGCATCAAGCAAATGCTAGCGCTGGTTGGAATTTTAATTGGGATTTTTCAGAGTCTTGTCAATTTACAAAATATAAAAAAGGACAATATTATGATTGGCATTGTGATAGTTGGGATCGACCTTATCAAAGACCAAATACACAAGATCCTAGTAATGGTAAAATTAGAAAATTATCTGTGACAGTTACTTTATCTGATCCTAAAGAATATAAAGGTGGTGAATTAGAATTTGATTTTAGAAACCTAGATCCTGATAAACCTAGAAAACCAGTTAAATGTAAAGAAATATTACCTAAAGGATCTTTAGTTGTATTTCCATCATTTGTATGGCATAGAGTGTGTCCAGTTAAAAGTGGAGAAAGAAAAAGTTTGGTTATTTGGAATTTAGGATGGCCATTTAAATAAAGGAGAAATATGAAAAAGAAAAAAACTAAAGCTAGAAAACAAAAAATAAAAAAAGAAGTCGTAAGTTATCCAAAACAATTAATTTTAGAAGAATATTTTAAATGTCCTATATGGTTTGCAGATGAACCAAAATTTGTAGATAGTTTAAATAAAGCATCAGACAAATATATTGAAGAATCAAAAAAAATATTAAAACCTACTATTGATAAACGTAATAAAAAGTTTGGTAACAAAGGTGATATGGGTCATGTGTTTCATTCAAGCACTTTAATAGGAGATCCTAAATTTAAAGAACTTACAGATTATATAGGTGCAACTGCACATAATTTATTAGGAGAGATGGGATTTGATTTAACTAATTATCAATTGTTTACTACAGAATTATGGGTACAAGAGTTTGCTAAAAAAGGTGGTGGACACCACACTTTGCACACGCATTGGAATGGTCATATTTCTGGTTTTTATTTTTTAAAAGCAGATGAGTCTACATCTTTACCCTTATTTGAAGATCCAAGACCAGGTAATATTATGAATCTTTTACCAGAAAAAGATAAATCAAAAGTAACTCATGCCTCATCACAAATTAGTTATAAAGTAAAACCAGGTAGAATGATGTTTTTTCCATCGTATTTACCTCATCAGTACATTGTAGACATGGGATATAATCCATTTAGATTTATACATTGGAACTGCCAAGCAATACCAAAAGGAGTATTGAATGTCGTTTAAAAAAAATAAATATACAGTATTAAAAAAAGCTATATCACCTGAGCTAGCAGAATTTGTTTATAAATATTTTTTAAATAAAAGAAACGTAGCAAAATTTTTATTTGATCAAAGATACATATCACCCTTTACAGAATACTTTGGTGTATGGAATGATCATCAAGTGCCAAATACTTATTCACATTATAGTGATCTTGCAATGGAAACTTTATTACAAGAAGTAAAACCTGTAATGGAAAAACATACAGGATTAAAATTAAGTGAAACATATTCTTACGCAAGAATTTACAAACAAGGAGATGTACTTGCTAGACACAAAGATAGATATTCTTGTGAAATATCTACAACATTAAATTTAGGTGGTGACCCATGGCCAATATATCTTGATCCAACAGGTAGAAAAGGTCAAGCCGGGATTAAAGTAGATTTAAAACCAGGAGATATGTTAATATATTCTGGCTGTGATTTAGAACATTGGCGAGAAGAATTTAAAGGTAAAAATTGTGGACAAGTATTTTTACATTATAACAAATCTAGTTCTAAAACAGCTAAAGAAAATTACTTAGACAAAAGACCTTTATTAGGTGTACCTGCTTGGTTTAAAGGTGTTAAGTTGACAAAATTTAAAAAATAGTCTATACATTAGACTTGCGAGGGGATGATCCACCACAGATTCCCCTTGCTTTAAACATATTGAAATCACACACAATTTGCTATAATACCTAATAAACAGGAATTTTATATGCTACAAAAAATAGGGTTTCAACCTGGTATCAATAAACAGATAACACCTACAACAGCAGAAGGTCAGTGGACCGACTGTGATAATGTAAGGTTTAGATATGGTACACCTGAAAAAATAGGTGGTTGGAAACAATTAGGAGATGATGCATTAACTGGTGCAGGTAGAGGACTTCATCATTTTGTAAATAGTAAAGCCAGAAAATATGCAATTATTGGTACAAATAGAATTTTATATGCATATTCAGGTGGTGTATTCTATGACATACATCCTATTAAATCTACAACAACACTTTCTAATGCATTTAGCACGAGTAACGGATCAAACATTGTTACAATAACATTTAGCTCACCACATAATATAAGCGCACAAGATATAATTTTATTAGATAATTTTACTACAATAACTAATTCTAATTATGGCGCAGCTGATTTTGACGATAAAAAATTTATGGTAACAACTGTACCAACAAGTACAACTATTACAATTACAATGCCAGGTGCTGAATCTGGATCGGGTGCAACAACATCAGGTGGTATTAGAGTACAACATTATTATCCTGTAGGACCAGCTGTGCAAGCACAAGGTTTTGGTTGGTCACTTGGATCGTGGGGTGGTGAAGTAGCAGGAGAACCTACAACTACATTAACAAATGGTATTAATGATGCTGTAACAACAGGAATTATATTAAATGATGTATCTCAATTTCCAGATGCAGGTACAAACTTTATAAAAATAGATAACGAAGAAATTTCATACACAGGTATATCTGGTAATGAACTTACAGGTGTAACAAGAGAAGTTAGAGGAACAACTGCTGCAGCTCATAGTGGTGGAGCAACAGTTACTAGTACAACAAAC